ATATTCTTCATTAATTCTTACCACCTTTCAAAAAAAAAAAGAGAGGTCTAACCCTCTCCTTCCATAATTTCATCTAACTGTAAAGGAAAGTGCGTAAAGTATTTGTCATTTATTTCACGTAATCCCTTATAATCACCTTTATCAACGAATGCACTATTAAATAATTCTTCGTCAGCCTCATCAAAATACTGTATATAATTATCTACATCAATTAATAAATAGTTATTACGTACAACTTCTAGGTCTTCATCACTCAATTTATCCAGTTTACGTATACCCTCTATAAAATTATCAATATCGTACGGTATATTTGAAAGAAAATCTTTCTTAATAGCTTTCTCTATAAGACGTGAACTTTTTATAATACCATAACCTCTGATACCAGATAGTGAGTATTTTTTGTAACCTGATATAGCTAAAATGAAAGGTAAAAAATCTGGAAGTAAATTAATACTATCGATAGACTTAGCCTTTGAGAATCTCTTAATAGCGTTAGTCGAATCATACAGTTTACTTTTATCAGACCTAGCAGTCATCACCATACAATCATTTGGATTGTGTATTACATTTAATAAAGATAGTTTATCATTACTATAAATTAATGAGTATTCGTCCTTGCTCTGGAATTGCATCATATAGTGAGGTACAACATTATAATCGATATGTTTAGTATTAATTAGGTATGCATGTGGAATATTATCAATTATAGGTTTCATAAGTGTAATATTAGTTTGAAGTAACTTATTTATAGTTTTAAATTTCACAGTATCATCAACACGTTTACTATAAAATTTCTTTTTATATTCATCATTAATATTCATATGAAATTCACTTCTCTCATCAGAGTAATAGAATATAAAGTTAGTATATAGACCTTTTCTGGATATAAAATAATGCCTATAATGTGCAACAAGATTTACAAGTTCACTAGTTATCATAAATTTTTCATGTTCATTTAGTGTAGGCAATGATTCTTCTATAACTTGTGGTGAATATAGAGTATTTATAACACTATAAATATCAATAAACATATTAACTGTATCTATGTTTTTAGGTAATTCATACTCTAATAATTCATCTAATACTTTATACTTTATCTTCTTAGAATTTAGTATTTTCTCTACTGCTGAACCACCGTTGTTTATATGCTCTCGTGCTTTCTCAAATTTTCTTTTTCTCTTACTTTTAACAAGTCCTTTAGATGTAACTTCTCTAATTGACACTATTTAACACCTCGCTAATCCTCTCAACATCTTCATCTAACAGCCCATCCTTAACTCTGTAAAATTCATGTTCATTAAATCTTTCTTTGAAATCACGTTCTTCATCATCAATAATAATAAATTTATGGATATTATTATCTTCTATATATTTTTCTATTGATTCTCCTAATTTTAATTTTATATTATACTCTAGGTTTCCTATTACATTAAGAGGATATTTAAACCCAGCTAATGCTAGCAATATCATATTATTAGTCAATCCAATTTTCATCCCCCATGATGATGATATGACTATCTTACAATTCGTCCTCTTAACAATTTCATTTAATTTGGATATACATAAATTATCAAATGCAGTCATACAGCTCAATTTGTCATTAAAATCAAAGAAATAATCATGTATAAATTCATTTCGTTCATATTCAGTATCTAGGTGTTCTAGGTAATCTTTTTCATTCCTATTACTAAGTCCATTAACTACACCATCATAATCTAAAAATAATATCTTATCATCAGGTTTTATTTTATAGCTCATCTTCATCATCCTCTTTATCAGGATTTCCAATAGTTATTTTATTCTTTTCTCCACTTGATGCTAACATAACAAAGAATAAACCTATTAATGCGTTGATATCCTTTGTGATATATAAAGCGAACATAATACATACTATCCCACTCACCCATATAATTGTATTTTAATTTCTTTATTATCCATTTTGATCCCCTCCCTTGTATTCTTACTCGTATATTACTAATAATATAATAAATTTTAATTATATATAAAAAATAATAATATTAATATATAAAAATTATATAAAATAATAATTTACAATAACTTAATTTTTTGTTGATTTTTTATGATAAAAATATATATTTATAATTTATTATTATTTAATTATTATAATGATTTTTTAACATTAATTTATAATTCTATATATAACATATTAATAATATATACTTAGATTACACAATATAAGGAGATGAGACAAGATGGACAAAACTATCAATGAGATTCAATTGGAGTTAAAAGAATTCGAAGATTTATTATTTAATCTTCATTATGATGCAGATGAGTACTATAAATTTATTGAAGAAAATACTGACTTTGAGTCTGGGTATGATATTGTAAAAATAAAGCCAGGAGATAATTTAATAGGTATAATATCAATAGAGCGTGATTTATTTACTAAATTAATGTTAAATCATATTGATGAGAATGTAGATATAATAATAGAAACACTTAATCATAAAGATTCAAGCAGGGGAATAAGTATTGATACATTAAATAATATGACTAACCTATATAATTATATCTGGTATAAGAGTGATATTGATTCATGTAGTGAAGATATGAGGGATGAGATTGAAAAAATGTTAATTAACAGTCTCATGTATATAAACAGCCATAAAAAAATCATAAGCTTATCTAAGATAGCTAATTTCAGTAGTAAATATAAGGAGCAATTCAATAAATGTGATAATGATAAGACTATGCAAAAGCTCAAACATATCTCTGATGAATTATTAAATCAGTACCATTTTGACTCTGAATTAGTAATACTAGTTCTGTTAATTACAAAGAATGTTTTACTTGATGCTGGTGATATTGATATATTAACTGAGATAGATTTAATAGATGAAATAATATAGGTTATATCATATAAATGATATAACCCCTTTTTTTTTTATATATTTTTTATTTTACTGTTTTTTACATATACTAAATTCTTATTTTTAATGAAGTCGTATACTGTAATATCCATATATTCTTTATTGAACAATGGTCTTCCTAATACCTCAAATAACCATGCAAAGAATTTAGGAGTCATGTACATATCATTAACCATGTAGTCATATTCACCCTTAAATACATCATCTGTATCCAGAATGCTTAAGTTGTCTTTAAGTCTTTTAATAGCATTCATGAACTTATCATAAAATTCCTTATCTACATTCATCTTATAGAATGATGCAGAAACTTCATCAGATAACTGTGAGAAATCATCATACTTTTGAACTGTTATTAAGTCCATAGATGGAGTATTGTCATATATAATAATTTCCTTAGTATTATTTATATCTTCCATTACTCCCATTCTATTAAATAAATCATCATCTAAATCAGAATATGTGAAAAAGAAATATATTTCATCTGAATTCTCTGTATCATCATTAGTATAGTCTTTACCAGTTGCTTCTAGTAATAATCCATTCATAATCTATTGCTCTCCTTTCTAAATATTTTATTAATAACATGTTAATATATTATTAAATTGAATGAGGATGTAAGAGTGAATAACAGACAAAGGATATTATTAGTATTTAATCATTGAAATATAATAACAGTAAACCCTAGTATGGTTTACTGTTATTAAAATTATTTACTTTTACTATTTATAAGATAATCTAAAAATACTTGATAGTCCTTACCTAGTAATATAATAGCTTTTAAGATGACTCATAAAAGAGGAAAATATAATCAAATATTAAGTCACTATTTTTTTATATCTTATCTTACCTGAGTCCCATACTCTATTATACTTTAGTAGTTTCATCATATTACGTTCACTAAGGTTTTTATCATAAATATTAGGAAACTTCTTTTTTATATTATTCTTTTTAAATAGAGATTTATGAAAAAGTTCATTATTTTTAGTATAATAATAACTGGGTTTAACATATCCATCTTTAATCCAGCCATTTTTCACATATACATCTCCATATGAGTACCTTAAATCAGCATATGTAATTAATGTATTATTAAAGTCAGATAAGTCATAATTACGTGTTAAATGTTTTAATACCTTTGAGAAACCTCCTATTACTGAAGTTCCTAATTTAGTGGCATATCTAGATAATTCTAACATATCATTTTTACCTCGTCTAACCACACCTGTGGAAAATGTCATTATGCCAACAATATCATTATCATACTTGATAGCTAGATTAAGTATACTTCTATCGTTCCCTTGAATATGATTCTCATTCAAAAAGTCTCTTTTAATATTCGGTTCTACTTCAATTATTTCACATTTTCTCCCATATATTCTCTTAACATTGTAATTTTTATTAATTAAATATAATAATTTATCTTTAATAATATCTGAATTTTCTACCCACTCATTTTCAAATATATGAATTAATTGTATATTTTTATCTCTGCATTTCATAGTTTTATTTTTGTGATAGTGTCTATCACACTTACCTCTAGAACCCTCTTCACTATGCCAATATAGACCATTATACTCTATAGCTAAGTTTTCATCTGGTAGATAGATATCTAATTCTTTACCTTCTAAAACTATATTATCTGAAAGTAGTATTCTACCACTATAGTTATCCTCTAAAAATTTTATAACTTCTTTTTCTTGTCTACTAGTTCTATTCATTGCACAATCTGGACATCTATTACCATTTTCTTTCACAAAGTCAGTAGGTCTAATTTTCCACTCATTACCACATTCATTATGTCTAAAAGTAATAGCTGTACTCATATTTTGGTATTCCCCTACGATTGTATACTCATCTCCTGAAATTTCTTGTACCATTTCAGTTAATTTATCAATATCATAAATATAAGGATTACAATTTGGACAATTAAATTTATCCGTCCTATGTACATATCTAGCTAGAAGTGTAAACTCTGTATTGCACTTTTTATGAGTAATACGAACTCTATCATTTAAATCTTCTATATTATCTAATAGTATGAAATCTTTTCCATATAGCTCATTAAAATCTTCTTTAAACTTTTTACTATCAATTTTCTTCTTACATTGTGATTCACAGTTCCCAGTGTATTCATTATACAGTAATGACGAGGGTAATACTTTATAAATATGACCACATTTATGTTTTACTTTTATTTTATTATCCATACTTACATATTCACTTAATACATCATAATCACCATTAGTATGTTCATCAAGTTCTTTTTTAAATTCATTATGTGTTTTTTTCATTTTGTCAGAGAGATTTTTTAGCAAGCATTCAGGACAACTACTCTTACCTCCTAAAATATCATATGGTCTAGGTGACCATACATTTCCACATTTATTATGTTTTATGAGAATATTAGTACTTGAATTAATATATTCGCCAATTACTTTATATACATTAGTTCCATACATATTATCTAATTCACTCTGTAATTGTTTACTACTTTTTTTTAAAGTTCCTGCACACTTAGGGCAACCTGTGGGATTCTTTTTCCTTATAAAATTACTAGGGCGAACATCCCATACATAGTCACATCTGTTATGTTTTACTTTTATTTTTGTTTTAGTATCAACATAGTTGCCAATTATAGAATAATCATTTCCATGAATTCGCTTTACATTATCATAAAATCGTTTTTCCCATTTATTCATCTTTTATCACCTCTAAATTTTATATACCTGATAACTACTTAATTTATTGTTATCAGGTATTTTATTATTTAAATATTAGATTTTACTATCAGTGAGGTAATCTAAGAATACTTTGTAATTCTTATCAACTATCTTAATATAATTAAACTTAGATTTTTTTAGTATTCTATCCTTAATCTTTTCCTTTTTCAACTCTTCCTTACGCCAGCTATGAGTATTATCCTTAGCTGAACCTTTAATTTCGATAATTAAATTCAATGATTGAATATACACATCTGGTATATAAAATTTAGTTTCCCTATCATACTTATAATCAAATACTTGAGGTGCGGGCATCATAACATCTTTAGGGTTTCTCATATTCATAAAATGGTCTAAGAATTCTAAAAATTCTCTTTCATAACTTCCAGTATATTTAGTCTTATGACCATTTGACCATTTATATTCACCTGAAATCTTTCTATTGGCTAACATCTTCTTTTGTTGCTCAGGGTCATTCAGTAGATGTGTCTTACCATATTTCTTCTTCATTCTCTTTTTAAACTGTTCCCTATATTCTTGTTTGCATTTCTCAGAACATAGTCTCTCATACTTTTCTGTATCCTCATTCCAATCGGTAGGCTTTCTACACACTATACACTTACCATGATTCTTGTTATACTTAGAGTTGAAATAAGCTTGTGCTGGAGACATATCACCCAGTAAATGTGAGTGTTCTTCTTCTATATGTGAATAAAGAGATTCTTTTGCATCTCTTTTATTATCCTTATTCCTTGTGAAATAACGTTTATCACAATAAGGACAATCAAAGTAGTATTTTCTTGCCATAATATAACTTCCCTTCTTTATCTTCCACTATTTGCATACTTTAATCCTGCTATAATAGCTAATGCATTAAATACCATATGCACTATAGTTGATATTACTAAACCAGTTTTACCATTTTTAGTGTCATCATTAACATAGTGGTCAGTAATCATAGATGTAACATAATGCATTATTACTGCAGGTATACGAGATACTATTGCAGTAGGTAAATTTATACCTAGTGATGTTAGTTGTACAATATATAATGTAAATTCAGTAGCATTAAATACAAATGCATTTTCAGCACCTAAATCATCATTAATAGCTAAGAATTTCTCAAATTCCTCAGTTATAGGACCAATTATAGCACCTAATATAATCATAGCAACCACTTCTGAAAAGAAAACTGCCAGTAGTTCATATATAAATACTTGCACTACAATAGTTATTACTGTTAAGTATATAACATTGTTTGCTCCTTCTACATCAAACTTATCAAATGCTGTATATTTCTTAATTAAATCCTTTACAACATCACTTGTTTTTTTACCATTTTTAACATCATTTTTTATACTTCTAATGTTATTTTTAACATCATTTTTAATATCCTTAGGATCAATACCATATTTTCTTAGAATTTTCTTATTTTCTTCGAATTCACGTTCTGCTTCTTTAACATCCTTTTGCATACTCTTATCTTTTTTAAATCTATCCATTATTCCTTCAGTTAATACAATAATATCATAATTATCTTCAAGGAATAAACATTCTTCATAAAATGCTTTATTCATAAATACCCCTTTCAATTCTATATAAATTCATTAATTATTTGTTTAATTTAACAATTATATTAATATAATAAAGAAAGGTGGTTAAAATGACAGAAACAGCTATGAAGAAAGAGTTCACTCTAAGTGTCAATGACTTTAGAGAAGTTACTAACAAGGATGGAATTTATGGTCTGGCTAAGAATATAGAGACTATAATATTGATGGATAAAGGCTCTTATCCTAATATAAGAGATATGGGAGTTGGAATAGAAGATTATCAATTTGAATTCCTAACAATAAACACTTTAGATACTATAAAGCACTCTATTAAAAGGCAAATTAATAAATATATACCTACTAATAAAGTGAAGGATGTAGTAGTAGAACAGTTGGAGAATGAGAGTAATAATAAGAAGTCAGTGGCTGTACTAGTAACACTTAATAAGAATGTAGATAATGTCGGAGAAATAGTTGTATTGATGAATAAAGATATTTCTAGTAATTCATTAGAAAGTACTATATTCATTTAAATAAAAAAATTAAACTAATTATTATAGTTAGAAAGTTATGTTAAAACTTATAATAATATATTTAGGAGGGTAATTATGAAAGAAGATAAAATTATGGAAAAAATACCTTTAGAGAAACGTACAGAAATGGGTATTAAAGAGCCAGGCACTATTACTTACTATGAGGAAGGATCACAACCTCAACCAGAACAACCAGAACAACCAGTCCAGAACAGTCAACCTGCTGAAAATTCAGGTCAAAGACGTGTTGTTAATGATAATGATGTTGAAGAAGCTCAATATGAGGAAAAGTCACAACCTATTGAGCGACCACAAAATGTTAATAAAGTTCAACAAAAAGTTCAGTCTAATATTCAGACGGAAGG